GCTTATGACTTTGTATCCCAAGAGATCAGAGCAGCAGAAGATCCAGAGTTCGAGACCTTCTACACGAAGAACATTCTCCTGAATGAAGGTCTTCGTGCCTGGTTGGCACCAGTCGATCAACCTCATGAGAACTTCGTGTTCCCTGAGGAAGTACTTCCCCGAGGTAACGCCCTGTGAATCCATTCTTTGTTGTCATTTATTTTATATTCTTTGCATTGATTGCAGGTGCTGCATTCGCTATGATGTGGTCAAACATTCAATCAATTAATAAAGCAATGAATGAACCCATCAAACGAAAACATCCAGAAGCACCTGAACCTGGTGAAGAAGTGATGTATGTTGATGTATCACAAATGAATAGTCAACAATTTAATGATACCAAACAATCATTAGAAGATCTTTATAGACAAGATAATGATTAGTGATATAATGGGGGTCTTCGGACCCTCTTTTTTTATCTAAATATTAATATGAAACTGCCTAAAATTCCAAATGAATACTTGACTCCTGAACTCAGGGAGATAGTAGGTGATGGAGATTTGGAATTTGAATCGATTGTAGACCCGATGGACGTAATGGATATTCAGATAGATCCTGATTCTTATTATGAAGATCGTCTACATGCAGCAAAGTTACTCGTAGAATCTAGGAATAATCAAAATGAGATACAAAGACACAATAAAGGGGGCAAAAAAGATCCTCAAGACAGCAAAGAAACATCCTGAGCTATACAACGAACATGAATTACTATATGTACGTATGATTAAAAAACAAGCACAGCGAGCATTAGAAAAGAAACAATCACAACTTGACGGTAATCAGTAATACTTCGGTAACATTTGTAAGTATTAACACTTATAAATATTCCTCGTAACGTTACAAAATTGTAACACTTGCCTTCTCTTCAAGGTTGTGTTATAATCTATCCAACGCAGACGAGTCGAGTCTGCTTTCATCTGCGGGTAATCACTCCGCAAGTAAATTAACGAGGTATTTTCAAATGATCAAAACTGCTTTCGCTGCTGCCGCTGCAGCTGCTGCTTTCGCTGCTCCTGGTGCTGCCCTTGCAGGTCCGTACGTCAACGTGGAAACCAATGCAGGTTGGACGGGTTCGGATTACACTGGTGCCGCTACAGATTTCCATGTAGGCTACGAAGGTGCTCTGGGTGAGTCTGCTTCCTACTATGTTCAGGGTGGCGCTACTCTGCTGACTCCTGACAGTGGCACTGACGAGACCGTTCCTTCTGGTAAGGCAGGTGTCGGCGTTGCTCTGAGCGATGCTCTGGGTGCATATGGTGAGGTCTCCTTCGTCGGTTCTGGCGACAGCGACATCGACCGTGGATATGGTGCTAAACTGGGTCTGAAGTATTCCTTCTGATCACCACATATATAAGGTAAAGTAAGGGACTCCTTTGAGTCCCTTTTTTATTCTTTCGCACCAAAGAACTATGACAAACTTTGCTGTATACACCAAAACTGGTTGTCCATACTGCACAAAGATTAAAGATGTTCTCGCTGATAAAGGATATACCTTTAGAGAATATCAATTAGACAAAGACTTCAGCAGAGAGTCTTTCTATGAAGAATTCGGAGAAGGTAGCACTTTCCCCCAAGTTCTGCTAAACTCAGAGAAGCTCGGCGGATGTGTCGATGCTGTTAAATACATGCGACAAAACAATCTTATCTAATGAACGAAGAATTTTATGGACTTATTGAACGTTCGATTGATGTTGCCTTTGAGGAAGACAAGTATCTGTTTAGGTGCTACGATTATTTGAAGTCAACTAAGACCAAACGAAAAGAAGTTCGTGAATTTATTGAATCCACTACTGCCAATACTATTAACGGATTGATATCTGAACTTGATGAATATATCAAGGGTGGAAATAAACAATTACGAGAAGCATACGGACATTTAGGGAAACCTAAGGCGAGAAAGATTAAAACCTATCTCCAAAGTGTCCTTTCTGATGCTTGTCGATATGAACATGACAGAAGACCAGGACGCAAAAAGCGTACTAAATAATGTCAGAGTTCTAACATAGGAGGTTGGTTCCGTTATTATTTTTTAACCGTATTAAGGGGGAACCATGCTAATTGCACTAGTTGTTCTAGTTACTGTCGGTGCTTTTATCCTTGGCATCACGGTATCATGGCTCGCAAAAGGTTACGTTGAAGATTATATCGAAAACGCTGCTTATGCTAAGTCAATCACTCATCCAGAAATGTTTGATGAGAATGGTAACATTATCGCAGACGATCTAATTTACATTAGACCAGAAAATAAATACTGGACTGATGAAGATTGGGGTGATGATGAGGAGGATTAAATCACAGGAGAATTAAATCATGCCTACACGATCAATTGAAAACAGCAACTCTAGGTTGCTACTTAGTGAGATCTTGCGAAAGGTTTCTAATGCTAAGACTAAAAAGGAGAAGGTTGATCTTCTCCGCAAACACAACACACCTGCTCTTCGTCAACTATTGATTTGGAATTTTGACGAGAGTGTTATCTCAATGATCCCTGAGGGGGAAGTTCCTTATACGCCTAATGATGCACCCGTAGGAACTGATCATACACGGTTAGAGCAGGAGTACAGAGGGTTTTATCGCTTTGTTAAGGGTGGGCAAGATCGTCTCCCTGGTATGAAGCGAGAGTCTATGTTCATTCAACTTTTAGAAGGTTTGTCTGCTGAAGAAGCAGAACTGCTTTGTCTTGTAAAAGACGGCAATCTGTCATCGAAGTATAAGAGAATTACCAAGGCAGTCATTTCTGAAGCATTCCCCAGCATTGAATGGGGAGGTCGGAGTTGAGTAGCAAGATCAGAATTTTACAGCAAGGATGTGATCCCAGTGCTGCTGAAGACACATCCTTGCCATATACTACGTACTTGGTTGAATACCTTCAGGATGGTATGACCAAGTTTGATATTGTTATCGCCAATAAAAAAGTCGATGTGTTCGATTATTATTGGGATCTATATCGACACGACTTCGTGACATTTAGTCAGACTAATGGTAGAATTAATCCGAAACTATGGAATGACCCCTCTAAAAAGAAAAAGAAATGACAGTCTACAATTTACAAACACCACCCGCTCCCGAACCTACAGAAGCGGAGATTGCTGCTATTCAGAAAGCGCAGCAAGAAAAGAATGTGAAAGCAGTTGCTAAAGGTATTGGTGTATTTGTCAAACCTTTAGTTCTTATGCTATTATGGAATTGGTTAATGCCAGGATTGTTTGGTCTCCAAACTATTGGATATCTGAAAGCATTTGCTATGTGCATTATCACTCATATTCTTTTCAAAAATGATGAATCAGAAAGTTGAATTAGTATCCGTCACCCCAGACGCAGAGAAGACTATGGGGTATGTTGCACGAGTCAGCAACCCCTCTAACCAGGATAATCCTAAGGTTGCAGGTCTTCTCAAGTATTGCATCAAACACGGGCACTGGAGCGTCTTTGAGCAGGCATTCATGACTCTTGAGATCCATACTACCAGGGGTCTCGCAGCTCAGCTACTCCGTCATAGGAGTATGACATATCAAGAATTTTCACAACGCTATGCTGATTCTTCCCTACTCACGGAGGAGATCCCTCTACCTGAACTACGCCGTCAAGACACCAAGAATCGTCAGAATTCTATTGATGATATTGACCCGTTTGTCAAGCAAGAGTTTGAGATCAAGATGAGGCAGCACTTTGATGCTGGTATGAAACTCTATAAAGAGATGCTCGATGCTAATATCGCAAAGGAGTGTTCGCGTTTTGTGCTTCCCCTCGCTGTGCCAACAAAATTGTACATGACAGGATCAGTTCGCTCGTGGATCCACTATATAGATTTACGATCTGGGCATGGAACCCAGAAAGAACATATGGAGATTGCTAACATGTGTAAGGCAATCTTTGTAGAACAATTCCCTATTTGTGCAGAAGCAATGGAGTGGACCTAATGCCTACTTACCCAGTAAAACATAAAGAAACGGGAGAAACAAAAACTCTCTCGATGACTATGAAAGAATACGATCAGTGGAAAAAGGATAACCCTGATTGGGATAAAGATTGGCAAGCGGGCGTCGGAGGTTTAACCTACGGTGTCCCTAAACAATCTGATGGATTTAAAGAAGTGATGTCTAAAGTCCAAAAAGCACATCCTCGTTCAAACTTGAGTCGATACACCTAAACTATGGCAAGAGCACGCAAAAGGAACACTACCAGTAATCCTGTCCCTCCTCACATGACTGCTAAGCAAATCAAAAGGAAAAAACCGATTGATAGCTCCTACATGGTGCCTATCAAACCTCTTACTGAGAATCAAACTTTTGCGTTTGAACAGTATGAGCAGGGAAAAAATCTTTTACTTCATGGTGCTGCAGGAACAGGTAAAACTTTTATTACCTTGTATCTTGCTTTGCAAGAAGTACTTGACGAAAATACACCTTATGATAAAATATACATTGTAAGGTCTCTGGTTCCCACCAGAGAGATTGGTTTCCTTCCTGGAGATCATGAAGACAAGTCTGCCCTATATCAAATTCCATATAAGAATATGGTTAGGTATATGTTTAGTATGCCTGATGATAATTCGTTTGATATGTTGTATGATAACCTTAGGGCACAAGAAACTATTTCTTTCTGGTCAACCTCTTTTATCAGAGGTGTGACTCTTGATAACTGTATTGTTATCGTAGATGAATTTAGTAATCTAAACTTCCACGAACTTGATTCTATGATCACTCGTGTCGGTGAAGACTCCAAGATTATGTTCTGTGGTGATATCACTCAGTCCGACTTGGTGAAAGAGAATGAGAAGTCTGGTATTTCAGATTTCATCAAAATCCTTCAAGAGATGCAAGAGTTTTCTTGTATTGAATTTGGTATTGATGATATCGTTCGTTCGGGTCTGGTTAAATCTTACCTTATCAATAAGTATAATCTTGGATTTTAATGTTTGAATTTATTAATGTCAACATCGATGTTCCTGATGTTGACCCTGTGAACCGTGATGGCGTTAGATTTTACCCCATACCAGGGGCGGATAAATATTATCCGAGTGTTACCTCAATCACATCGTTTAAAAACGCTCAGTTCTTCAAAAAGTGGAGAGCTAAAATTGGTGAAGAAGAGGCTAATCGAATCACTGCCCGCGCTACACAAAGGGGCACAGCATATCACAACATTGCAGAAGACTATTTTAAAGGTGAACTGGATCTAAACAAATACTTGGAAAATAATCCATTATCTGTTAGAATGTTCCAGTCAGCAAAGTCTACACTAAACCGAATCAATAAGATTCATTGTTTGGAGACTTTCTTATATTCCCACTATCTCGGTTTAGCGGGTCGAGTGGACTGTATTGCTGAATTCGATGGCGAGTTGGCAGTGATCGATTTTAAAACCTCAACTAAAGAAAAGAAGGAATCGTATATCGAGCACTATTTTGTGCAAGAGACTGCATATGCAGCGATGTTCCTTGAGCGTTCAGGTTTAGAGGTAAAGAAAATTGTCACACTTATCGCCACAGAAGAAGGAACTATTCAAGTGTTTGAGAAGTACAATCTTGATGACTATTTACAATTACTTAAATCCTATATTCAGGAGTTCGTCAACTACCATGAAGGATAATCCACTAGAGGACAAGTTTTTAACCCCAACTAAGTTCTCTCAGGAGATTGAACGTTTGGTAAAAACGAGCAAAGGACTAATTTCATACATCGAAGCAGTAACAACTTACTGTGCAGAGAATGAAATCGAAGTTGAAACCGTGCCAAAACTTTTATCTAAACCACTCAAAGAACGTCTTCGCCATGAAGCGATGCGTTTAAACTACATGAAACAATCATCTAAAGGAGTCTTACCACTGTGACTGGATACGAAGTGTATAAGATGTATCTTGCACTAAAGCAGCACTTCACCAAACAAGACTACGATTATTTCAAATACAGAGGTAAAGTTCGCGCCAATGAAAAATCATTTGAACAGCGGCGCGATCGTTACTTCTTTAAAAAATTAGCGACGTTGTACTCAGATACTGAAATCTTGAGTTACTTCGTCGCTAATTTTGTTTTTGATACTAAAGGATATATCCAATCTTTTAGTAAGGATATCTACACTACTTGGAAGATAAATCAAGAGTCTTTCACATATAAATTTAAAGAGGATGTAAACACACTATTAGATGATTATCAGACTCCATACGCAGATGCCTTTGAAAAATTATTTACCGTAGAGTCTGGACATCCTCCAATCATTAAGCACTATCTCGCTGGTAATATCTCTCTTGAGACCTTGGTTGTATTTGAAAAATGTTTAGGATTTATATCTAACTTTGATAAGAAATTGAATGATCCTATCTGGAAAGAAGTTAAGATCAAAACATTAAAGTATAAACCATTCTTGAATATTGATTGTCAGTCTTACAAGAAAGTGTTGTTAGAAACTATTAGGACGAAGCTATGAGTTTTTTCGATTCCGAACAAGTACAAGAAAATCTACAAGACATTTTTAACACATATCAAAAGTTGTCTTACATGACATCAAAACTTCCTTCAATGGATTCCGATCAAAAATTACAACATATTGATCACTGCAAATCCTTGATTGAAAAGCAGAAAAATTTTTATACTCGTCTCACTCTAGCGTCATATGATGACCCAAGTGCAGCGGAGATGAAAACCAGGATCAATTCATTGTCTAATGCATTCGGGTATTCCCATCTTGGTGAGTGCCTAGACGCGATGGTTAGGACACTAGAACAAGCGGCAAAGAAAGAGGTTGACGGGGACTAAATACTATGCTACGATAACCCAGTAGCAAACAAAACAAACTACACATTCAATACGGAGAATACGATTATGTCATTCGCATCCCTCAAAAAAGCGTCTTCTACTGGAAATACTCTTTCCAAACTGACGCGAGAGATCGAAAAACTCAACCAACCTGCTCAGGGTGGCGGTGCTGATGAGCGCCTCTGGAAACCTGAACTGGACAAGTCTGGTAACGGATTTGCCGTTATCCGATTCCTCCCCGCTCCCGATGGCGAAGAACTGCCTTGGGCAAAGGTCTGGAGTCACGCATTCAAGGGTCCTGGTGGACAGTGGTATATTGAGAACTCTCTCACCACTCTCGGCAAGGATGATCCTGTTGGCGAGATGAACCGTGAACTTTGGAACAGCGGTCGTGACAGTGATAAAGAGATTGCTCGCGCACAGAAGCGTAAACTTTCTTACTACTCCAACATCTATGTTGTGAGTGATCCTGCTCACCCTGAGAATGAAGGTAAGGTCTTTTTGTACAAGTTTGGTAAGAAGATCTTCGACAAATTGACTGAAGCAATGCAACCTGCATTTGCAGACGAGACTCCTATCGATCCTTTCAACTTCTGGAAGGGTGCTGACTTCAAACTGAAGATCCGCAAGGTCGAAGGATATTGGAATTATGATAAGTCTGAGTTTGCCGCTGCTGGCACACTGGGCGATTTTGATGATGATAAACTGGAAAGCATCTGGAAGCAGGGATATTCCCTTGCAGAGTTTGAAGATCCTAAGAACTTCAAGTCCTACGAGCAACTTAAAGCACGTTTGAACCTGGTTCTTGGTAAGTCTGCTGCTCCCGCACCTCGTTTCGATGAGTCCCTTGAGGACGAGTCTGAAGGTCGTGGTAGTTTCAATGACTCCGACATCACTCCTTCTAATCAACCTGATTGGGGTGCTGAAGTCAAGGACTTCCGTCAGAAAGCAGTCGCTGCCTCTCCAGTCGAAGATGAAGATGATACTCTGTCTTACTTCGCTAAACTTGCTGAGGAAGATTGATACATAGACAGTAAGATATCTGTCACAGGGGAGTCACATTTACTCCCCTTTCTGTAGTATAATTATTACATACACACAGAGGTTCACTATGAAACTTGCACTCGCTGCTCTCCTCCTCTTTAGTTCTGTTCCCGCTGCTCAAGCATATGAGTCGCAATCTGGGTATGCTAAAGAACAAAAGTGTTTCAAGAAAGTCTACAAAGAGACTTACATTCCTGGCACTATGAAAAATCCTGGTTATGTGAAAACCGAAAAGAAACGTGTTCGGGTTCCTTGCCAGAAAATGTTTGGCGAAGACATCTGGCGTGAACCTGCATATGAGGGCACGTACTATCCTGCTCCTCGTCGCACCTATCGTCCTGCAGAACGAGTTAGGCATCAACATGTAGATGATAACTCTTGCATCGAAGGTTCTATCATCGGTGGTATTGCAGGTGGTGGAGCAGGTGCTGCTATGTCCAGAGGCGATGGTCGCTGGTGGGCAATTCCTCTCGGAGTTGTTGGTGGTGCAATGGTAGGGTGTCAAATTGATGGGGGGTGATAATGTCCCATCGTTTCGACGAGATCAAACCTCCACACGAAAACCCAATGAAAAGGTATACATCCAAAGAAGAAGTGCAGGAGATGATCGATGATGCAATACGAAAGCATAATCGTAATGCTTCAATTATCTCTATGTGTGTTGGGTGGGTTGTTCTTGCACTTTTTGCTGAAGGTCTTCTTCGACTTATTGGAGTTATAGAACCAATCTTCCCATGGCTCAAAATCACATTGAACTAATTGGAACGATTATTATAGGTGTCCTTGGCATAGTTCTTATATGTCAGGGACACTTTATTTTTCATGGTCGGCATGGATACCGCCATAGTGAGAGAGACAAAGACAATCTAGCACGAATGCGTAAGAGAGTTGAAGAACTGATGGGCAAAACCAAAAACGACCTTTGATTCCCAGAAAGTCGGAAAAAAAATCGCGGCAAAAAATTGACCCCTAAGGTTTTCTGAACTGCTGCTCCAACATAATACGAAGTAAGTTATCTTTCATCAGTTGAAGTGCTTCTTGCTCCCAAGGTTCTCGATTATTACCTGGCCATTTTTCCAAATGAAAACAGACGGACTTATACAGTAGTGTGAGTCCGTCTTTTGTTATATTCATTTCAATGATATCGTCTGGATTAATACCCTCCATATCCTCCGCCCGAACTACCGCTGCTACCAGAGGATCCAGAAGAACCGCTAGAACCAGAGGATCCAGAGGATCCAGAAGAACCGCTAGAACCAGAGGATCCAGAAGAACTAGAACTTGATGTAGTAGTTGTAGTAGTTGTAGAAGTTTGTGTAGTACTTGTTGTAGATGTATCAGTAGACGTTACTACTCCTGCAGTTGTTGCTGTTATAGTTCCAGAAGGACCAAAGTCGAATGAAGTGACGTTTGTAGTTGCTTGAGAAACATTAACACTACCACTAACATATCCAATTTCATCCAAGAATCTAGAAATAACACTGAGTTCGGTCTTTTTATCACCGTAAAGATCCAATTCTCTATGGGGTTCATATGCAAGTTTTTCTTGCATATCTGTCAGCATCAACTCTACAATTGGTGGTGTTGGTAACTGAAGAAAACGTTTTTTCTCATTTTCAAACTCTTCATGTTCGTAATTAGTTACAGGATAAATTGATTGATCCTTACTTAAAAACGTTCCATCAGGTAATTGTATACGGAAAGTTTCGTTGACTGTAATGCCCTTTTGCATGTATACAGTGTTATCGAAAATGTATTCATTAGTTTCCCAATGATGGATTGAATCTACATTATCGTATAATTTAGATACCCTATCATAAAGTAACCCTTGTTCGATTGGCCATTCCGAATATACATCCGTAATATTATTTGAAAGTAAAATAACCCAATCTAGAAAAGGATCACCATAGAATCGAACTGCTACATCAGATGGACGATCTCCATCTTGAATAGTAAAGAGTTCTGTCAGAGTTACATAGTCTTTTAAATCATCTCTGATTTTCAATCTACGAAAGATATTTTTAACGAGACGATATCTAAACATCTCATCGTCGGCAATACCCTCTCCGACATATGTGTTTGGAAAATATGAAAAATATGTTGCCATCAGTAACCTGCTGCAGCATCTGCTGCTGTTAAGAGTCTAGTTTCTGCGAAAGAACATGTCATAACGACTGCGGGAACGTCCATGGTTTTTTTATCCAGTCGTTTCATAGCAACGTATTGGTTATCAGGTGTGTAGTTAACTTGAATACCAGTACAAACTGAAGGATAGATTTTAAACATCAAATCACGACGTTCATCATAATCAAGATTATTGAGTTTATTATCACTATCTCCCTTACCGAATCGAACAAATCTTAGTTGGAATCGATCTGGAATATTGAAATATCTATCATTGGATGCATAGTTATTGAATGCATCATTTTTTAATCGACTATAAACAGTGTCTTTACCACCAATTTTAGCAAAGATATCATCATAACCAGATTTCCTAAAGATGTCTTCGCCAAAGGTTTTACCTTTAACGTTTTTCTTACCTGGTTGATCAAATTCTTCCAGTTCGTTGATAAAGAAGTCGTCGAAATCACCAGACTTAATTCTGGGTAAAGACCCAACTTTGATATATTGAATAATCTTTCGGATCTCCTCAGATTCTTTTTTAGAACGAGCATAGAATTTGAATGCGAAGTTATGCGTTCTAAATCCAACACCTTGGAAAATCTGTTCACTATAAGGGTTGAAAATTTGACCCGATTGTAGGTTCTTAATCGAGTTCAAATCAAGTTGACCCTGCAAACCAACGAACTGGTTAGTTGCATTAATCATCGAAAGGACTGCAGCAGTCGAGAACTCAGGAATTGCTGCTTTTGCACCTGATTGAAGTGCTTCCGCCATTTTAGTGAAGTCACTACCATCTGCCATCATGCCCAGAGCAGAAACACCACCTACACCAATATCTGCACGTCTAAATGCAGGAGTGTATGATGTTTGAATCTGAGGGGGCATTGCAATATAGCACCTATCAGGGTGTGAATACACCTTTGAATTATTCCCAGGTGTTTTCCTGGAATAGAATGCAGGAACGTTCTTATCCTCATATTTGAAACGTTCTCTTCTAATCATTAAATAGTCAACTGCCTCAGTAGCGTTTTCTCTCAAACCCCACTGGTCTTGCTTGTCATCTCCCTCAGAAGGTCTTTTTAATGGATATCTGAATACGCCCACTGAAGCTTCCTAAATAAAGTGTAATCATTATTTATTTATGAGGTATCAAGGGAAATATACGCCAAGCTTTCCTCGTAAGTACAAAGGTGATCCCACCAACGTCATTTATAGGTCTTCTTGGGAACTAAAATTCATGAAATGGTGTGATATTACGCCATCAGTTGAAGAATGGGGTAGTGAGGAGATCATTATTCCATACGTTTCTCCTGTTGATGGAAAACGACATAGATATTTTCCAGACTTTTATGTAAAGATTGGAGCAAAGAAGTATCTTGTAGAAGTAAAACCATTCAAACAGACAAAAGAACCAAAGACACAAAAAAGAATGACTAAACGATATATAAATGAGGTCGTCACTTGGAGTGTGAACAAAGCTAAGTGGAAAGCAGCAACTGAGTTCTGCAAAGACAATAATTGGGAATTTATGTTAATTACCGAAAAGGAACTTAAAGTCTAATGGGCATTTTAAACGACGATAAAGAAGCACTGCAGACTAGAATACAGACAATGCAGAGTATGCTTACCAAAGCAAAGACTGCACCTGCTCTAACTAACTTATTTACTGTACACTTTTCGACACCTCGTGTATTTCGAGATTATGCGAAGGATCAAGACTTCAAATCTCTAGAAAAGGGTGATACTGCAAATCTGTTAAACTACTATGCTTCTGCTGTCAATCTCCCAAGTAAACAGTTAACTACTGGACAGATTACAACAATTGGTGTTCCATATAAGTATGCAACTGGACAGGCATTCAGTCAAATAAACATTACATTTATTATTCCAAAATCGCAGTTAACTAGAGCAATCTTTGAAAGATGGGTATCTGCTATTACTGGTGATGGTGATCAGTATGTAGATTATTACGAAAATTATTGTTGTGACACCTTAAGGATATACAAGTATGAAAGAGGAAAGGGCGTCAAAGCAAAAAATAGTGATGTCGCTCTAGATAGAGCATTGCTTAAAGAAATTACTATTGGTGATACTAAAAGTAAACAAGAGAATATTCGTAATAAACTTAAGATGCCACGTCTTGAGTCTATGTTTGAACTCAGAAATGTGTTCCCTACAAACATCGGTTCGGTTCAGTTAAATAATATGGAACCTAGATTGATGACGTTTACGATCGCGTTCTCTTATGAGCGTTATAAATTCTATCCTAGAGATAGCGTTGATACCAATAATGCTCTGAAGGTTACAACTAATGGTCCTGATGTTCCCTCGAATTCACCTAGGAAGTTCTCTGATTACGATTACGGTAAACCTTGATAACCTCCATAAATAAAATTACTGAATTGATTCCCTATGGCATTACCTAAATTAAACACCCCCCGATATAAACTAAAACTACCTTCTGATGGTAGAGTAGTTAATTTTAGACCGTTCTTAGTGAAAGAAGAAAAACTTCTTTTGATCGCAACTGAGACGGGTGGACAGGATGGGTTGTTTGACGCGATTAAGCAAATTATTTCTGAATGTTCTGATATTACAGATGTTGAAAATCTAGCAACATTTGATATTGAATATGTCTTCCTTCAGATTCGTACTAAGTCTGTTGGTGAAACTGTAAATGTTCAAATCACTTGCCCTGATGATAATGAAACTACTGTAGAGGCAGAAATTCCTCTTGATGACATTAAAGTCAAGAAAACTAGAGGTCATAAACCCGAAATCAAACTTGATGATAGTGTCATTGTAAAAATGAAGTATCCTAGTCTTGATACTTTTGTCGAAATGAATTTCTCTGAAGATCAGGGTGTAGAGCAGGTATTTAAAATGGCTGCGAGTTGCATTGAAAGTATTTCTGATGCAGAACAAGTATATGATGCTTCGGATTCTACGAAAGAAGAGTTGAATGAATTCTTTGAATCACTCACATCTTCTCAGTTCAAACTAATTCAAGAATTCTTTGAGACTATGCCTAAATTGGCGTATACCTTAAAGGTTACTAACCCCAATACTGGTGTAGAAAGTGATGTTGAGTTAGAGGGCTTGGCGAGTTTTTTCGCATAGCACTTCTCCATAATACTCTGGAGAATTATTTCCAGACTAATTTTGCATTGATGCACCACCATAAATGGGATGTTCAATACATTGAAAACCTTTTACCCTGGGAGAAGGAAGTTTACATTATGATGCTCACAGATTTCTTGAAAGAGGAATCTAGAAGAATGCAAGACAACAAAAACTCAAGATAGCAATAAGTGGCAAAACTCGATGTCTATAAGTTAACAGGAGGGGGCGGTGGTCAAGGAATCACCTCCCCTGTTGCTGTTCATGCCACACGAGCTAACATAAAAGCATTTGCAGGAATTCAGTACTCACTGAAGGGTATCCAATCGTCTTTAAAATCGATTGAGAGTGCTGAGATTGATTTAATTGAAAATGATAAACTGCGTGAAATCGCAGAAAGAAGAAGAAAAAGAAGAGAAGCGGATCGCCTTGCCGAAGAAAATGCTGAGAGAGGCATACAAGGTGCTGGATCAATAGTAACTAAAGGAAAGTTATCTGCCAAAGATAAGAAGAAGGCGGATGGTTTCTTTGGAAATTTATTAAGTGGACTGGGTGGTCTTGCCAAAGCTGCCTTTGCTTTCATTGTTAAGTTAGCAGGACTTTATGCAGTAAAGTCTACGTTAGAGTGGGTTGCAGATCCTAAGAACAGAGAAAAACTAGTCACGTTTTTCCGAAAGGCTTCATTTGTATTCAATAAGATTGCTGGAATTGTAAAATTCTTAGTAGTTGATAGTCTGATTGAAGGTATAAATCAAACCTTCGGAAAAGATAAGAGTTTTGGTGAGCGAGTAGGTGGTCTGTGGAAGATCATCACTGGTATTGTTGGATTAGGTTTCTTACTCAATCCATTCGGTACTATGGATGCTATCCTCAGTTTACTGGGGTTAGATTTTTATAGGAATAAGGCTACACGAGTTGCAGACGCTCTTGATGATGTTTATATTGATGGTCCTGATGGACAACAGAGAAGATATAGAAAGAATACCAAGACAGGTAAATGGGAAGAGATTGGACCTAATAATAGACCAGTAAAACCTGGAACTGGCACTGGGACTGGGACTACTAAACCTGGATTTAAACCACCAACTACTAGACCTGATGGTAATCAGATTCCCAAGAATCAAAGGTCAACACCTGCACAGATGCAGGCTCGCCTCAATCAAGCAAGGTTAGCACAGCAAAGACAGGCTGCATTAATTGCGAAACTTAGAGCAGAGAATAAGACTCTTCTGGGTAGAGGAACTGGCAGTAATATTGCAGGACGAGGAGTAGGTGCTATTCCTAGACGAGCAATACTTAAAGCGTTTGGTAAAAATGCTAAACCTATTACTGCATTACTTGGTGGACCAGGTGCTGCAGCTCTGAAAGCAGGTGTAAAAACATGGGCGAGTAGAGTTCCTTGGGTCGGTGGTATTATTACTGCTGCGATTGGATTATTAGATGGTGATCCCATTGAAAAGGTTGCTTTTGAAACAATCGGAACCTTAATTGGTGGTGCTATTGGTACTGCAGTTATTCCTATTCCTATTATAGGATCTACCGTTGGTATGATAGCGGGTCAATATGCAGGCGATTTAGCCTACATGTTCTTTAATAAGAATGATCCCAGAGGCGGTGGTATTGAGGGTGTCAAGAGAAAAATTATCATGGATGCCAGAGATCTCTGGCAGAAGAATATTGTTCCAGCATTTCAGTGGACTGTAAGTAAATTAGGGGATGCAGGAAACTTTATCAAAACGAGTTTCGTTAGAATGTGGCAGGCACTGCCTCAGTTTGAAATTCCTCAAGTTGATATTCTTGGATTTAAAATTGGTGGATTTAAGATCTTAGACCCATCAGTATTACAATTGCCTTATGATCCTGCAGCTGCTAAAAAGTTATTTGATCAAGCATTTAATCATGACAAACCTGTAACTCCTATCAAGGTTGATGCCGTTGGAACTGCATCAAAAGCATTTAAGGCGTTTGTTGATTTCTTCAAAGAAAGACAGAGTGCAGGTCAAACAGGTGGACGTGCAGCACAGAAGGCAAAAGAAAGAGAACGCAACCGCCAGAGGGCTGCTCAGCGTGCAGAAGAGGAACAAAGAGCAGCAGCACTTAAACAAGCAAGAGATGCTTTTCTAGAAAAGTTTAAAATTAGAGCATGGGATAATACAAAAAATTGGAGAGATGGTGAATTAGCATATAAGACTGTAGGTGGTTTCTTCTTTGGAGGAACTAAAGAATATTATGTACGTCAACAGGGTGGATGGAATAAAGTTGAAATGTATGGTCCTTTGACAAGGAGAAATTTCAACAGCGATGAAGCATTTAATTTCTTTAAACTGGGTGGTGGTAATGCTCAGTTAAAACGAAATCGATATGATGTAAAAGAAGTCGTTATGAGAGGCTTCAATGCTGGAACTAGTATAAGGAAAACACAAAGTGTTGGTTCTGGATCAACTCCCCAACCCGAGGGTGGAACACCACCAGTAGTTAAAGGTTCTGTTGGAAATGATCTGAAAACTAGAATCAGACAATTAGAATCTGGTAATAACTATGCTACACCTTTCAAGGCATACTTAGGTGGGTTTGGTCGTGCTGGTGAAGATCTAACAAAGATGACCATCAACCAAGTTGTTGATTGGCAGAAGGCATATCTTAGACACCAAGCATCAAAGGGTATTCCTGCGAGTAAGAGGAGTGCTGCTGTTGGTGCATATCAAATGCTGTTCCCTGAACTTGCTGCAGATTATGCAGGAGTAAGCAGAAATGCACTATTCTCTCCTGCAAACCAGGACAAGATGGTTGAATACTACCTGGACATGGCAGGTCAGAAGAAATGGAAAGCAGGTCAGATTTCTAACGCAGCATATAATAACGGTCTTGCTGGTCAGTTCGCATCAATCAAAAGAGCTGATGGAACGGGTGTATATGATAAAGACGGAATTAATAAGGCATATGGAACTGTATTAGATATTTTATCTGGAACTGCTCGTCCTCCTTCATCAACAACACCATTAGTACAACCTAAGACATCCTTCGTTACAGAATCACAGCAATATGAGGCACCTGTTAGTCGTGCTGTAGGTCAGAAAGCAACTCTTCAGGGTAAACCTGTTGTCTGGGACGGATTAGATTGGATTCCAGATCCTGAGGGAGGAAGCGAAGACAGCTCTACAAAAAGTCCAACAACTTCAGCACAGGATGATAGCGGCTACGCGGTTTTACCCTCTAAATCAGGAGGCACAGACACCCCTCTATCGTCTGACGAGGCGAAGAAGGTTGCACAAGGGATATTAGATGGTAAATATTCTGCTTATAATTTAAACACTGTTGGTGGTCTAGGAGAAAGAACACCTCTTGAACAGGCAGTAGACCTATACAAACAAGGTAAAGAGGGTTCCTTAAATCCATTTGATTTATTCAATCCAGAAAATACAGGAATACCAGTCAATCCGTACATGCGTCCTAGTGATGGCACTAGCGCGGGTGGTGGTCCTCCAACTGGCACCTTAGATTATGATAATCAGACAGATTTTACTGCACCTGATGGATCAAAATCGTCTTTAGGCGATTTGATGAAAGAGATGGGACTCGATGTAGAGAGTGCCACTCGTGGTATGGGTCCATTAAATCCCGATACTTATAGCGGGACAAAGGGATTTGACTTAAGGGATCTTTTCGGAAAAAATAGAGGTCTGAATCCATATGGTCCAGATGGTCAAAAAGTGGACATGTGGACCAACTCTACGGGTTGGCAAGACAAGATTCCTGGTTGGGGTGATTATTCGGGTAAGGGTTTAGATTTCGGTAGCAGTTTCAAAACAAGTGGTCTTGATTTCGGTAAGGCATTTGGTTTCTCTGCAGGCGGTAAAGTACCTAACAACCTGAAACCATTCTTCCTTGGTGGTATTTTCAAGGGTATTAAAAAGGCGTTTAATGGCGTTGTAAAGGCAGTCAGTGGTGTTGTAAAAGGGGTTGGTAATTTCCTCAGTTCTCCAGTTGGTAGTTTACTTACAACTGCCGTTGGTGTTATTTTCCCACCATTAGCACCTGTTATTGCTGGTATTAAGGCAGTTACTGCTCTTGCATCTGGTGATATTATTGGTGCAATTACTAATACTGTTGGTGCTTTAACTGGTTTCTTCCCAGAAACTATGGGTAACTTCTTCCAAGGAGTTACTGATACGTTAGGAAGTGGTCTTGGTGGTGTTGTTAATGGATTCCTTAAGGGAGGTATTGGTGGAGCACTAGGCGGTCTTGGTGGAATGTTACCAGAGGGGGTACAAAAATTCTTCGGTGGTATTGGTAAATTCATTCAGAAGAATCCGACAGTCGGTGCGATTATCAAGAGTATCCCAGGTGTTGCCAATATTCCTGGACTATCGAATCTATTCGGATTGGAAGAATTCCCAGGTATGCCTGGACCTATTGGTATTGCTAGAACATTAGCAGGTCAGTTTGGTATGGGTGGTGTCTTTGATGCCTTGGCGGGTGTCGCTGGTATGACGATGCAAAATGCATTGATGCAGCAATCACCAGAGTTAGGTGTTGACCCAAGGGTATTTGGTATCTTCAATCAACAGGTTAGCGCATTTGATCCTAAGGGTGGCATTTCTGCAGAATATGCTATGCAGACTGCCATGGAATTCGTTCCTATTCCTCTGATTCTGTTGAAGTTAGTTCCTATCGATCGACCAGTACCGATAAATAATACACAGTATATTCCACAAAAGGCACCCGCTCAGCAGCAGCCAGCTAAGAAGTAATAAATGGAAACTAAGACAGTAAACATATATAAGGTCATTCCTACGACAGGAATCTCAAATGTGTCTTTTGGGCGTGGCATGGATGCCGCTGCTAAAAATCAACAGAAGAAAGAAGCGAAGGTATTTGCAACCCAATTAGATGCAATCAATAGAATTGGGTTGAGTCTTAATGGCATTTCTAAGACTCTTGATAGTATTAGACAGTTAAAAGTAAAGCGTTTAAAAGCAGAGCAAAAGAGAAGACAGAAAGAGTCATTCGTTGCAAAGTATACAAAGACCGAAAAGTTAAAGGGATCATTTTCATTCTCATCGGGAGTTTTTGGTAGAGTTGCACCTCAATTCTTCAAAGGTTTACTCGGATTCCTTGGTGGATTACTGAAATATTTGGTATTAAAACCAATCTTAGAATGGTTGGCGGATGAAAAGAACCAAAATAAAGTTATCTCTATTCTAGAAGGGATTAAAAAGGTTGTAGACTTTTTTGCTTGGTTAATTAAGTCTGCTGTCGTTACATTCATTGATGGAATGTACGACTTACTTAGGGATGATGCAACACCTTGGGAAAGACTAACAGGATTCTTAAAGGCGTTTGCTGTTATTGGTGGAGTATTCTTAGGAATGAATTTCCTGCTGAGACCAGGAAAGACTCTTGCTGCATTCAAAAATGTCTTTACTAATTTCAATAATAATCTTCAGAAAAGACATCAAAAACTAAAAACAGCAGCAGGTAAGAGTGGTCCAACTGGAACGACTGGTGGTGGTAAAAAACCAGTCAAAACTAAACCAGTCAAAACTAAACCTAGTCGAGTAGGTCAATTTTTTAGAGGTGCGCTTAGATTCGGAAGAAGGGGAAGATCTCAAGGTGGTTACATCGATGGACCTATGGGAGGATATCCCGTAACCTTAGATGGTAGGGGTGTTGATTTTATTGGTCATGGTAGAGAGTTTGTAGCACAAAAACCTGGTGGTGATGCATTTGTCATCCCGTTTGAAACACCAGACACGATTAAAGATCCTGGACTAACTGGTAAGAGGATTAGTCAAGCACTAAAGGGTGGATTTAATCTCAAAGAGATGTCCAGTGGTGGATGGATCAATGGTCCTGAGTCTGGATATCTAGCATCGATGACGGGCAATCGTCCCGACTTTATTGGTCACGGTCTGGAGTATATCTCTAAAGACTCTGTTGGTAACAGTATGGTCATCCCGTTCAACTCTTCGGGGATGACTCGTGCCAATATGGAGTTGGCACATATGGCAGGGTTTAAGTTACCCGATAAATTGCCTTCATCAACTGGATATAGTCCTGGTGGATCTTCTGTCTCTGAGGCAGCAGGTAAAGATGGAATGATCTTTGGTAGCATCGGCAAGGCGTTCAGTGGTGCTGTTAAAGGTATTGGCAACTTCTTCAGTGGTGGTAGCAAGAGCAGTAGTAGCGGTGGCGGTGGCGGTGGCGGATTCTTCAGCAGTATCGCAAGTGGTATTGGTAATCTTTTTGGTGGTGGTAGCAAATCTAGCAGTAGCTCAGGAGGAGGAGGTTTCGGCGGGGGACTAGCGACAAGTGGTCTAGATTTTAGTAGTGCCTTCAATTCTACCAAAGACTCTGGATTCCTCGGATATGGTCAAGATCTTGATTATAAGATTCCTGGCGCAATGCCAACATTTAATTTTGGCAATATATTTGGAGGTGGTGAAAAAAGATATAGAAGTGGTGATGCAACCTCTGGAATTGGTCCTTTAGCGAGTGGCACCCAGTACGCTTCAATGCTTACTGGTAACAAATATTTTGGATTTGATTATAATCAAAATGGCACAGTTAAGGGCGGACTTGGTGGTATTTTAAGGGGTCTCAGCAAGCAAGGTGGTGCTATTGGTGGTCTGATTGGTGGATTATTTGGTCAGCAAGGTAAAGGTAATGCTATTGGTAACTTCATCCAAACAATTTTTGGTGGTGGTGGCAGCAATGAAGATGGGTCTGCAAGTTGGTATGATGTAATTCGTGGCGGCACTGGTGTTGCGTTTGAGTTCTTAAAGGGTAAGAAGATATTTGGAAGAGATGCACAAGATTTTATCAATGGTGCTGTAAATATTGGTGATTTATTATTCAAGAATGATAGTAAAACTTTTGGTGAAAAATTACCTGAGTTATTGGCACGAGGATTGCACCTGTTTGGTAAGCAGAACTTCTTAGGTGGCAAACTTCCTCATCTATTAGCAGTTGCCCTGGGACAAGCATCGCCAATGAGTTTACTACCTGGTAGTATGCAAGATGATGCTGCTGGATTATTAGGAGCAATGCAGGGCACAGCAGGCGGTATGGGCGTTGGTCACTCTGCGATGGGTGAAGACGGCAGCGTCTCACTAGACGGCGGTGGTCCAAAAAAAGCAAAGGAAATTGGTAGAACTGCTCTGAATCGCGGTATGACCGTATTCAATCATCCTTTCTTTGCAAGAAATAACTGGAGTGAAGATGGTCCTAACATTAGAGGTTATAAGGCAGCAGGTAGAGAAGCAACAGCAGGTCCGATGCACCAGCGCGGTCTTGCTTTAGATATTGCCAACTATCAGGGCGGAGATCCTACAAGACAAAAATCTAAGATGAAGAGTTTTGCAGAAGCACTGTACTCTGCAAAAGCAAACAATAAACTACAGTCTATCATTTATGATGATTGGGGTGCATGGATGTATGGTAGAAAGAGAAAACCACCTGGTAATTATGGTATGCCTCACCTGCACGTTGCAGTTGCTGATGAAAAAGTAACTAATCCTTTAACGGGTGAAGGTCAAACTATGGCACCTGGTGGTATGTCCGATGGACAATATCAACAGATGAAGAAGCAGGTTGAAAGTCAAGGTCTTGGTGGAATGTTCAGTGGTAATCTCAGTGGATTTGGTAGCACCAAATATATGGATCTGATATCGAAAATGGGTGGTATGGCACCTGGTGCTGGTGATGCATATGGTAAGGGTGGTCCTGCTTATAAAGATACTGGTGGTGCTTATCAGTTACCTTCAGGTTCTACACCTTCATTCAACACTGGCATTGGAGATATGTTCAAAGCATCCTCAGGAATGAATAAAGGTGCTATGAATGTAAGAGGATCAGGTGCAAAGGGTGGTAGAGGAGGATCTGTTCAGAGTCCATTTGGTGCTCTGCTTGGTGGTGGACAGCAAGGTGGTGGTAGTGTATCTGAACATGGTATAAATGATAGTACTGCTTCCAGAGGTGGTCTATTTGATAATCCATTGATGGCTATGTTGATGGGTGACGGTAAGAAGGGTCAAGGCACTTCTGGTGGATTCTCTTTTGGTGGTGATAGAAAGAAAGAACGCGAATCTGCAGAAATTCAAAAAGTAACGCAGCAGAGACAGTATGCAAGAACACAGATGAATGATCGTGCTCAGCAGACTGTTCAACAAACCATGGCAGCAGTTGAACAAGCAAATGCACAAGTAAGAGCATCTGTTGCAGCAGCACAATCCGCCATCGCTAACCTTGCTGCTGGTCAAGGTGCTAGAGGTGGTACTTTAACTGGTGGTAGTGGTAATAAAATTACTCAATCAATCGGTGGTGCTATGGCATCTATTATTAATTCTGGCTTAAATAAGACTGGAGGAGGCATATTCTCATGACGATTCAAAGAACTACCCCAGGCGAATGCGATTGGAGACTGAGTGCCTATAGGAATGGCGAACGTTTACAAACGGAAGGTGGTGAATTTAACTTATTACAATTCTGTCAAGGTTGGAGTGTTACCGAAGATATTTCTCTGGCAACAATGGAGGCGGAGTTTATCTTTCAAGACGCTATTGGTATTCAATCTATCTTTACTGGTAGTGAAACGTTAAAGTTGGAAGTATTTACTTCTTTAGTTGATAGAGTATATAATTTTAGATGCACGGGCGTATTTAACAGAATCCGTGATAAAAATAACAGTGAAATGTTTTCAATTTCTGCAGTTTCTGAGGAATTTATTAAAAACGAAGGAGTAAATGTATTTGGTTCTTCGGAAACCGTGTTTAAAAACAATACAGAGACTGAAAATATCGTATCTAATTTACTTAAGAATGACAAGTTTCTTGGAACTAAAAAGAATGTATTTGTAGAAGATACAGTTTCTAGACACAACTTTATCATTCCAAATTGGAGACCATTAGATGTTGTTTATTGGTTGACTAATAGAAGTGTACGCAAATCTTCTACAGGTAATAATTTGCAGAATGGATTTTTGTTTTACGAAAATTCACTAGGATATAACTTTAAGTCTATTGATAAAATTATTGAAGACGTGAACACTATGGGCGATAATATCAACACTGATATTATTCGAGATAAAAAGAGATTATATCGTTATACTTATGCTCCCAAAAATTTAAACGAAGAACTTGATAATTATACCATTAATGCGATCAGTTTCCCCGAAGAGCATAAAAATTTAATTGCACAACGACATGGAACTATCGCTGGTTATAGCGTTGGATTTGATCCTGTCAATATTACTGCATCCAAAATGGGACTGAGTAGTGATATTTCTGATATGGCATATGAGTACAACATTCGCGACGTGTGGTCGAAGATGTCTCACCTAGATCCTAGCAAAACAACTAATCCTTTGCAACAAATGGATGTTGATATACAAAATATTTTGTATAAACCAAAACGAGTTAGATATACTATGCTCCCAAATCAAATTTTTGATCAAAAGTATAGAAATAATCCTCAGAAAAATTACAAAGAACTTGTTCAATTGCAAGCATATCAATATATGCGTGTTGAGACTCTAAAGAATCTTAAAGCCCTTGTAAGGATTCCTGGAAATATTGATCTATATGCTGGTAGTGGTATTGATATTTCACTCCCTGCAGTATACAAATCAGGAACTAATATTGAGACTGATAGACGTTATAGTGGCAAGTATGTAATTGTTAGATTGACACACACCGCAACAACGGGTAAGATACAGACAGAGTTAGAATTAATGAAAGATTCTATTCTCAAATAAATAATAACGTATCAATAGTATACAATCATGGACAGCATCGAACAACACATCGAAAAGGACAAAGAAATCCTTCACGATCCTACTGTATCGCCACAAATGCGTCGTCACATTGAAGGCGAACTACACGATCTAGAGGAATACGTCGAGCATCACAAAAAAGAAATTGAAGCAGGAGATCATCACGATCCAACATATTTGGAACTTTTCTGCGACCAGAACCCTTCAGAACCAGAGTGTCTAATTTACGACGACTGACTTGACACTAATCTAAAAGACCTTTATAATAACCATGTGAGTGGTTCAGAAACATTATATGATCTTTGAAGACTACTTACTTGGTCATTGGTCTAATAAGTACCAAGCCCAATCACATCCAACTCATTACGCCACTGTTGAACTTGAGTGGCGTAAAATTCCTGGTGGATATCATTCTAAAAACTATTATCGTCATCAAGGTCCAGATAATCCATATCGAGAAAAATATCATCGGATGGTTAAAATTTCTGAGACTAGGATTCGTGTGCAAAATTACAATATAGACTGGACACGGACGGAAAATTGTGATATGATATTCACATTCGATGGCACCTCATGGAAAGGAGAATTAGAATCTCCTGGAAAATGTATGGGTGTCAAAGGATATCGTGTCGAATCTTTGATCTATCTCTTTGGAGACAAACTACATAGTAGAGATCGGGGATTTGATTCAAGCGGTAAACGTGTATGGGGATCTAATCTTCTATATAAGTTTACTCGTATGGGCGAATAGCTCAGCGGTAGAGCTACTCGTTTACACCGAGTCGGTCGGGGGTTCGATCCCCTCTTCGCCCATTGTCAACTTGCTATGACATCTAATGAAACTTCGTAATGCTATTCTTAGCGGTCTTCTGTTTGGTTTAGCACATGGTATTGCAGTAAATGCAGAACCCACTAAGGGATACTATACCATGGACGCTATGGGTTGTATGCTTCTTAAGGAATGCACAAAGGATGTAGAGAAGATTACTTCTTCTGCTGATCTTAGGGAAGCATTCCCAGACTCTGACTGGGAATATGTTGCTGATGAGTTTGATCAGATTATGATCGCCTTCAAGAAGATCGGTGTTGATGTGCATCTTGCCGATGAAAAGTATTTTCCTGTAGGACATCGCGGTGTCTATCATACTGTTTCTAATCATTTCTATCTTAATCGCACTTATGTGCATCGCCCACATGTACTCATGAGTGTTGTAAGGCATGAAGGTTGGCACGCTGCACAGGATTGTATGGCAGGCACCATCAAGAATAATATGATTGCTATTATCAAGAATGAAGAAGATGTGCCTATGATCTGGAAAGAAATGGTTAAGCGCACATATCCTGCACATGCACAACCCTGGGAAGCAGAAGCAACCTGGGCAGGTAAGACTGAGAATATGACTCAGGAGGCACTTGAATCTTGTGCTCGTGGCACTATGTGGACTGATTATGATCCTACACCTATGACTGAAGAATGGCTAAGAGAAAACAACTACATCAAGTAAAAACTCAGTGGTATTATTGGTTCTGGGGCGCTGCTACAGTTGCAGTTGTCTCAGGTCAAATATATGTTGGTCAAGGATATAGAGATATGGCAGAAGCTTTTCGGTCATATGTTGAGCAACGTCGATAAATACTAAAAAACGTATAGAGTTTAATGGCATCGCTTGCTGATGGTATCTTTAGTGAATCTACAGTAAATTTCGTCGGTAAAGATGGGTTTGTCTGGTGGGTTGGCGAAGTAGAAGACAATGAAGATCCAATGGAATTGGGTCGGGTTAAAGTTCGCTGTCTTGGATATTATACTAACTTTGCGGGTGGAACTTTAGCAGACCTACCTACAGGAAGTTTACCTTGGGCTACTGTATTGCAGCATACCTCTCAGGCAGGTAATGATGGTCAGGGCGAAAGTGCTGGTCAACTGCAACCAGGTGCGATTGTCCTTGGTTTCTTTATGGATGGAGAAGACGCACAAATGCCTATTGTACTAGGTGTTATGCGTGTCAATAAGTCTAGTAATACAAGAAGATCGAAAGAATTTGCCTTAACTAATCATAAACCTAGAGCAGGTGAAGTCATTAATACTTCTGCATTGTATCCTTCAGAACATAATGCGGTAAATCCAGAGGTAACACAAAGGCAGAGTAATAATAATGCTGTTGCATATCCTGGTCTATTAAATTCTGATACTGGTGGATATGGTTCTCCTAAAAATATTGGCGTAACTATTCCTGGAGGATATACAAATCCCATCAAACCTCTAGATCCAGAAAAACCAATTCCTGCTGCTAATGGTGTTGCGGGAGCGTGGAAGACATTAGATTACAAATTGTCATATCTTGTAGAAGATATCTCCTTGAGTTGTATTAATTTGGTCAAGTGTGAAGCGGGAGATTATCTAGATCTTCCTACTGGACAATTAATTACAAAGGATGATATCTATGCTCCTTTGAAGAGTTTTATGACAGTTGTATATGCTCAGGTCATATCATCTGTTAGGGGTGGATTAGTTGCTTTAGCAGAAGATCTCAAGATCACTAACTTGATGCTAAAGAATGATGGAACCCCATTTAAAATTTACAATACTGTTGTCAGTGCTACTACACAAATTTTAAACACAGCATGTGCATTTGATGCTAATTTAGACAAATATGTAAGTGAAACCTTAAAGTCTGTTGAAGGACAAATAGATGCTTACCTTGCTGGTGTGATAGATCAAAAAGAATTTTTGACTTTTACTGTAGAAGAAATTTCTGGTAATATCATTCAAGATGTTAATGCTATGATGAAAGATATTGGTGATCTTTCTGATGCGGTTAAAAAGAAAGTAGAGGGTATTAGTGACGATGCTGATATTTTATTAAATGAGTGGGAAAAGGGTCTTAAGATCTTTAGTGATAAAACAGAGCTCTTTCAGAAAGGTCAATATGAATATGTAAGTATCAATGCAGTATTTAAGTTATTAGGTAGTTTTGGTGCTCCATGTACTAGATCTAGGGACCACTCTCAAAAAGCAGCAGGATGGTATCCTTTATTTGGTTTAACAAAATGCCCGTTAGATGAACTAGAGGATCTTAATAAAATTCGTGGTAATAATAAAGATCTTGAAAAAAATCCAGATTTATTATCAACAATTTATACTGATGCCGATCCATATTTGACAACAGCAAAGAATCATATCAATGGATCATATGATCTTTGGTTGGGAACTCCTGGTCGTCAAGCAGATGTGAGTAAGAGAGTAAATGGAACAACTCATACTTCTATTTGCTTGAATAATTCTCATTTCGCAGAAAAAGTTGCACGAGACGAATATAAGAAAAACAATCCTAAGGCAAGTGAGACTGAGATTGAAGCAGCAGTAGATGCATATAGAAGGAAGCAAACGGGTGGCAAGGGTGATACTGGATCTCTTGTCGCAGATCATATTTCTTATGCGGGAAATCTAACTCAAGAAGTCCATGGTGATGATTGTAAGTTAGTTAGTGGTCATCATGCGGTTTCTATTGATGGTGATTATTTCTTAAAAATTACTGGTGATTGTCATATTGAAGTTGGTGGTGGATTCTTCTTTACTGCTGAAGGTGCTCCGAAGAGTGGCACGAAAATGCAAAAACATGCACTTAAGTTTGGATCTGATGTTGATATGAATGTTGTTGGTGCAAAGATGCATTTTGAGAGTAGTGAATTGGATCTATCTGCTACTAAAACTAGAGTTACTGGTAGGTACTATGAGAATACTTCCGATAGTCAAACTTTTAGTGCATTAGAAATTACATTACAATCTCAAAGTTCTATTCAAGTAGTTACACCTCATCTGCTAGAGTTGATTGGTGTTGAGGATGCTGGAACTACTAAGAAACATAGAGGAAAGAGAAGTGTTACTGTTGGTGGTAACTACATACATCATTACGCTACAACACAACAGAATCTCTATCAGAAATATCTGATTAATCTCAATAATGATAGAGCAGCGTATAATGACGACATGCAGGACGGTGAACTTCGTGAGTTTGTTGGTGACTCTATCAAGAGACTAGAAAAAGCGACTTGACACCTGCCTCAGGATCCTCTATAATACAGAGGTAAACGAGGCGACTCCATGCAAGACACCAGCGTTGAGCAGATCTTCATCAACTTCTCTAAGCGATCGATCAAGATCGTTGATGATGAAGGATACGATAAGACTGTAACCTGGAAATGGGATGACGAAGGATCTGAAGGTTTCAGTGAGACTGTTGCTGGAATTCAAGATGTCGTTGACCATGATTTGATCACTTACACATTTGCAGTAAAATGATTGGACCTATTGGAGTAACTGAAGAACAAGCAGAACAGTATCTAGAGTTTCTAGTTGATCTGACTGATAATCAAAGAGTTGTCTGGAAGATTACTCGAAAAGATGGAAAATCTGTTATGATGGTTCCTGTTAATGAAATTCCACCTGTTCCTGAAGAGATTCAGAGTGAGGTAGAAGAATTTCGTAAATCATTCCTAGAAAATAGGGGATTGCCTGATGAGACCTGAAACTAGACAGTCAATGGAAATGTTGTTCCATGCAAAGTGGAACTTGCCAAGAGCAGCAAAGAATGCTAACCTTACCGATAAGGAAATGAAAATCACATTCAATGAGTATTGTGCCTTTCATCCTCCTACCTACACTCTAGAATCTGAGTGATTCCTGGGAGTGTGGCGGAATCGGTAGACGCACCAGACTTAAAATCTGTTGACTATATAAGTCGTGGGGGTTCAAGTCCCCCCACTCCTACTATCATTTGACTATATTATGCCAGAACTTTCGTACAATCAGGGACCTGGAATGCTTCCTCCTCAACCTATGGAAGGGGGAGAACCTTTTAAGAAAGCATTGTTTCCTATCAATCCATTCTTTCATTTCAGAGCAGTAAATGCTGATGCATTTATTGATAAAATCATGAGTGTTGAAAGAACTCCTCAAAATGAAAAGTTTCTTTGGGGAACTCGTAGTAATTGTGACAAATATTTGTGTGAAGATATTGAAGAGTGGATCCCTTATTGGCGGGATAATCTAGCATATTTAACTCAAAGACTTCAAGCGGAAGGTTCGCTTCATAACGCTTTTCAATATCGCCCTTATATGCCATGGATTAATTGGTATGATAGGAGAGATTTTCAAGAAATGCATGATCATGACGAGCATGATTTAGTTGGTGTTTTCTTTGCAACCTCTGGTGAAAATTTCTCTAAATTTTATTTTGAATCTAGAGAATTTCCCATGCTCTCTGCACCATGGAGATATATGTTAAATATTGGAGGAGCATATTTTCCGAAAATCCAAGCAGGTGATATTATCTTTTTTGCTGGACATATGCTTCACGGAGTGACACCACATGGAAGTGATATCACTAGAATTTCAATGTCTATGAATTTTGATCTTAAAATTGAAGGTGAATATCTACAATGAAGTTAAGAGTTGTTGATAACTTTTTACCTAAAGGTGAATTCTTTCACATTAGAGAGCATTTGATTGATAAACCAGATGTTCCCTTCAATTATTATGATGGAAAGGTTTATGGTAGACTGCAAGATAATGGACTGTCTGATCATCATATGGTTCATTGTTTCTATCATTGGAATAGATTTCCAAAAGAACCTACAGGAACACCTCAAATGGGTCTTATGTTGCCTATCATTGGTCGATGTAGAGTTCTTGCAGTGCATCGTATCAAGTGTAATCTTGAGTTGTACTCTGGTCCTGAACATTATGAAAGCGAATATCATAAAGACTGGACAAGAGAATCTACAACTGAAGGTTCTCCTACAATGCAGGCAGCGATTTATTATGTGAATAGTAATAATGGTTATACTGAATTTGCTGAATCACAAGATGGTCCTGCTGTTAAAAAGGTAGAATCTGTAGAAAACAGAATGGTGTTCTTCCCTGCTGATACTTGGCATAGGGGAGTCTCTTCAACCAATACTAAGTATAGATGTGTTATCAACTTTAATTGGTTTACTTGGTCAAATTATTATGATTTTGATCAAGACTATGACACCTATTACTAGTCCCGAAATGACTTAAAACTTGCTCTGGTCGGGTATTCCCTTTCGTCGATAATCGTTTTTATTTTTATGAAAAAGTCTGAATTAATTCAAATGCTTCATCAGAATGAAAACGATTATCATGAACTTCCGATGTATGGTTTGATTGCTGATTGGTATCTTCGTTATTGGCACCTACATAT